CATAACGACACGGTTTTTATTAAAGACCAATATATTTACGGTATCCGTTACCGTGGAAGTTTCGGCTACGGATTCTGGCAACAGGCGGTCGCGTCAAAAGAAGAGTTGACTCCGGCAAACTATGAAGCCGCCCGGCTTATGATGCGGCAGTTCAAGCGCGATGGCGGCGATCCTTTGGGGATTGTTCCAACTCATTTGGTAGTAAACGCCGACAATGAATCCGCCGCACGAAAAATTCTTGAGGCGCAATTAATTGACGGCGGGGATTCAAACATCAATTACCACACGGCGGAACTTATCGTATCGCCGTGGTTATAGGGGACTATATGAAAAAANAGATAATGATGATAAGTCATAACACGGCATACAAGACATACCGCCGCGCCGGGCTTTGTCTTTATCAGGATTCCCANCCCTATGAGGTAACNGCGGAACAGCTTGCGATTCTGGAAAATGATCCAAGGGTCGTTATGCACGAAGTCAAGACGGCGAAAAAAAATGAAGTTAATGCGGAAACTCCGCCGCATTAATATATTTTCTAACCGCGGCAGGGAGGACTTTATTCACCCTCCCTGCCAACTTTTTATAGAAAGGTAAATTATGCAGATTATTGTCAAAAATGAAACTAAAAACAAAGAACTGGTTTGGCGTTCAATTAAAATCAAAAAATCGCTTGATGAAATATGTCATACGCTTGAAATGGAATTAATGCCAAGTGAACATTTAAAAGTCAACAAACATGATAAATTGACAATTAAATGTAAAAACAAATTATTTAAAAGCGGTTGGTCAGATTTAATTACAACGGTACTTGTAGATGAAAAAGTAGTAAGTATTGACGACACAAAACATAGTTTGCAAATTATTGGGCGATCTCCGGCACGAGACATTATTGACTCAACATGGAGCAATGAAGACGAAGATGAGAATAAAACACTTAGAAAAGCCTTACAAATTATAGGAGACAAATTTAATATAACGTGTGATACTTTTCCTGAAAATAAACCTGATCCTACCGAGATTGTCGGCGAATTTCCGTTTGAGAATGAAAGCCCATGGACTAAATTAATTAATGAAGCCGATAATCAAGGGTACATATTAACCAGTAATCAGGCTGGCAACCTATACTTATGGAAAATAGCCAATAGTGTCAGAGTAGAAAAATTTCATATAACCGAAGGTGTAAATGTTAAAAGTATCAAGTGGGTAGAAAATGGTGCAGAACAATTTCGTACATATATAGTCAAAGGAAATGGTATTGAAAAACAAAAAACTGATTATGATTGCAGAGGGAACCGTACACTTTGCATCAACATAGATGATGATAAGCATTCTGATGAATCATTATCTAGACTGGCAAAAACAGAAATGCTACGTCGGAGCAAAGACGAAGTGACAGTTAATGTATCGGGTTGGGGGCTTACCGATGGGCAAATAAAATGTTTAAACACAACAATAGAAAAACCCGAATTATTTTGGTTTCCAAATTCGTTAGTCCCTGTTAATATACCGTCGTTTGGTCTTAAAGCCGATCTTTTAATATCTGCGGTTGAATACACGGCAACCGCAGATTCTATAAATTGTGACATAACGCTGACAAACAAGGAAGCATATCAGTAGTTTTATTAACTAGGGGAAATAAATGGGCGCTGTCGTAAATATTAATTTAAGTGAAATAGAGAAACTGGCAAATAAATTAAATTCTTTTTGTCTATCCGGTTATCAAAAAGAGAGTTTGCTACACGATATTGGCGTTGAAGTTAGGGAACAAATCTTAGACAGGTTTGATTTTGAGACAGACCCAAAAGGTGATCCATGGAAAAAACTTGTAGACGCTACCATCAGATTTAAAAACAAATATTTTGGCGGAGGAATACTTGAGAGAGAAGGCTTTCTAAAAGATACACTTAGCTTCAATGTCAATGGCGAAGAAAGCGTTTTAGTAGGTTCTCCGATGTCCTATGCCGGATTTCATCAAGAGGGAACCAAAAAACTGCCCGCGCGGCCGTTTTTGGGAGTTAGCACAGACAACATCAATGAACTGGAAAGCGTCATTGATAAATTTTTGAGTCGCCATGTCAAATAATATTGATATTGTAATAAAAGAAACAGAAAGCGAATATACGGCTATTTCCGATGAAATAGCCTCCGTGATCTGTAAAGCGGCTGATTCCGCTACAGACTACAAAAGTTTTCAAGAAGAACTTGAAAAATTACTTGTAAACTGGTCACCTGATAAAATCGCCAAATATATTGCATTGGCGGCGTTTAAGGCAAGGGCGCAGGGAGATGCCAACTTCGATAGTCTATGAGTGATATTATTCCGAAAATAGCCTTAGATTTCATTAAAAACAAAAAATTACAGACAAGTTTTTCATATAAAGATGTATGGAATGAGGAACATGCTACTAGTTTTACCGTTGCCAAAGCAATGCAGTTAGACGTACTCTCTGATTTTCATACTGCGGTTACAAAAGCGGTTGAAAACGGTCAATCGTTTGAAACATTCAAAAAAGACATAAAACCAATTTTACAACAGAAAGGATGGTGGGGACGTAAAGACATGGTTGATCCAAAAACTGGAGAGACAGTCAACGCCCAGCTTGGTAGTGACCGCAGGCTAAAAACAATATACGATACAAATATGCGCCAAGCATATAATGAACAACAATATCAAAGCGCGATGGAAAGCGACTCCCATCCTTATTTAATGTACCTTCTTGGCTCAAGCATACATCACCGACCGACACATGAAAGTTGGAACGGACTTATCTTACTGAAAGATGATCCATGGTGGGATAATCATCGCCCACAACGGGAATATTTTTGCAGATGTAAAATCAGGGCAGTTACAGAAGAAAGAAAAAAACGATATGAAGAGAGGGGTGGAATACCGATCCCACCATCTAAAGGAGGGGGTACTATTCCTATTAAAACCGAAGCACCGCCGGAAGTTTACCGGACGTATTATAATGAACGAAAAGGTATTATTGAAAAAATACCCGAAGGAGTCCAACCCGGTTTTAATAATAACTTAAAAAACATTGACAGAAAATCCCTATTGTTTGATATACTCATTCAAAAAGCGGAAAAGAAATATCCTGAAGAAGTTGAAAATATAGCTAATACTTTTTTATCAAGTAATAGTAATAAAACTAGTTTTAATAATTTCATTGATAAAGCGCTTAAAGGCAAACATGGAACAGCGTGTTCTTCACCAGTCGGTTTTTTAAATAATAAGATTATGCAATTTCTTAAAAGTAAAAAAATAAATTTTCATGGCAGCCGTATTATTACTCTGAAAACAAGCTTCATAAAAGGTATAATAAATGCCCATGACAACAAACTGATTAAAGAAAACTGGTATAAAATACTTGATTATTTAAAATATTCTAGTATATTCTGGGATTCAAAAAACAACAAAATTGTTTATCTCTCAATTAATGACAATAATCATTATCTAAAAATGTCTGTTAGCTTATCGGCTAATATGGATAATCCATCAATTAATGAAATATCTAGGTTTGACTTCCCTAATAACAATACTGTTGATCAGACAAAATTAAAACAAATTTCAGAAATGGAAGTAATACGATAAATACATTGATTCTTAGTATTAAGAGCTATCAAAATGTAACTTAATTACACTATATGCAATAATTTATAGGATTCTATTCTCTTGCATTTCTAAATCTATTCTCTGCTTTATTCAATTTAACGAGAATTTTTTCCGCCAGAGAAGCAGACAGTGATGAAGAGGAGGCTTATAATGAAAACATCAGAAGATACATTGGTGAAAGATGAAATAGTAACGAAATCCGGTCGTGTTTTCCGTCCGGGAAACAAGGAATTACTCGAAAATATCCCTGCCGATATTGTTCAGGAAATGGCAAAGAGAAAATTAGAAGAAATCAGACACTATAAAAACGGACAAGTCTCAAATTCAAGTAATTAAATATAGCCCTCTTTAACCTCTTTTCCTCCTTTGTGTTCTTTGTCCCTTTGTGCTCTTCGTGTGAAACTCTTCGCTAATCACCCCGCCAAAGATGAAAGTTTCTCCCGTATAAATTCACTCTTTTCCTTCAAGCCAATGCTTCCCGTTTTAAGCAATATCGCATTCGCGCATTTAGGGTCAAGTTTGATTTTACCGGCGGATTGCTGCATCAGGCGCACAAGTCTTTCCACTTTTATACGGGCTACTTTAGCAAACTCTATCCGCACAACGCCGACTCTCTCTTTTAGCGATGATACCGTAAGCTGGCGGCAAATAATTCTAATCTCGGCTAAGGCAAGGAGGGATGCCGCTTCATCGGGTAACGGGCCGAAACGGTCAAGTAATTCTGAGTATACGCGCTCCAAGTCTTCTTTTTCGCGTATTGCGGCTATCATTTTGTAAACTTCCATTTTCTGCTGGGGGGAGTCAATGTATGAGTCGGGAATAAAGCCCGTATATT